ATTTCGGCGTGACAATCGACTATTTCTACGGTAAAGTAGAGCAGAAAAAAGAAAACCCCCCGGCGGTGAATACCGTCGAGGAGCTTATAGCGAGGGAGTGCGCCGGGCTGTCGGAGACAGACCAGAAAACCGTCCTTGATTATATCAGGTTTTTGAAGTCGAAGCAGTAACGCCGCTGCCCCTTAGCTCGCGTATGTATTCGAGAACGCGCAGCGCGTTCTCGCTGGTGAGGCCTTTCGCTTCGGTTTTGATTTTTTCTAACGTCGTCATTGCGGATCCTCCCTGCATCAGTTTCTAATACAACTATACACAACATTCAGTTGTATTTCAAGTAGTAAATTTTAAAAATAGTTTGCAGTCCGATTATTTGGACATAACAGGAGGGGCTTATCAAATGGGATTTAGATTTCGGAAGAGCTTCAAGATAGCAAAAGGTGTGCGCTTCAACGTCGGTAAGAAAAGTACCGGCTTTAGCTTTGGAGGAAAGGGTGCCGGGATCTCGTTTAACAGCAGAACAGGAGCGCGTGCGAGGTTCTCTATCCCCGGTACGGGCATTTCATATAGTACGAAGATAGGCGGATCGACTAAGCGGAAATCGTCGCACAGGAAGGTAAAGCCGAGACAATACGCGGGCCAAACGGAAACGCGGGCAGCAGCAAGCAGTGCGCAGACTACCACAGCGCCGGTAAAGCCGAAACAAGCTAAAAAGCCAGAGTACAGATCCGCAACGCCTGAACTTGTGAGACGCGACGGTATAGTCGGTATGGTAATAGTCGGTGTTCTGCTCGCGGTGGTTCTTTGGCTTTTCAAGTCCCCGATTGTGATCGGGATATGCGGTATTATTCTCGCGGTTATGTCCTATATTTACATAGGGATGATCGTAAAGCCAGAGAAAACAGCCGCAGAAAATGCAAACTATAACAAAATGATCGACGAACAGCTTGCGGAGCAAAAGATTGTAGACAGTGAGACCGCGGATCAGGAGTAAAAGGCAGGAACGTATTACGCGCGTCGTCAAAAAGGAGAAGCGTTATGCAGTGTATGAGATGTCGCCGTGTGATTCCTGACGACGCCGTCTTTTGTTGCTATTGCGGTGTGCGGCAGAGTGGAGCACCGGCAGCCCAGCGCAGGCGGCGCAGACGTCCGCGCGGTACAGGCTCTGTCTGGAAAGACGCACGGAATAAGAGCCGCCCCTTTGTCGCGGTCGCGGCAGATGGAACGCGGATCGGCACGTTTGCCACGTCCAGCGAGGCGGTGAAGGCACTCGACGACGTGAACGCGAGCAAGATTTCGCCGGAGCGTCAGACCTACACGCTCGCCGACGTGTACGACCGTTGGAGCGAGCTCCACTATCCGAAGATCACCGTAAAGGCGCAGCAGTCCTACGCGAACGCCTACCGCAAGGCGGCAGCCCTGCACGACCGGCGGATCGCCGAGCTCAAGACGGAGGACTATCAACGAGTCCTCTCGCAGATGATGGCAGCCGGGGCAAGCCGCAGTCTGTGCGAAAAGGAGCGGCAGCTGTTCTCGCAGCTGTGCCAGTACGCCATAAATCAGGACATAATCCACACGAACTACTCGACCGCGCTCGTCCTGCCAGATGCCAGCGCCCCGAAAACGCGCGTCCTGAGCGCCGACGAGGTGCAGGCAATAAGAAACACGGCAGACGACGCACGCCTCGGAGAGACGGCGAGAATCGCGCTCACGCTCATATACACAGGTATGCGCTTGAACGAGTTGCTCACCGCCCGCCGGGAGAATGTCCACGCCGACGAGGGGTATCTGATCGGCGGAGAAAAGACGGAGGCGGGGCGCGACCGTGCGATCCCACTCCACCCGGATATAATGCCGTACATCCTGCAATGGCTGGACGGCAACGATACGCCGTACTTGATCCCATCGAAGTACGGCCTCCCGCGCGATCACAACAACGTGCGGAAATCTTTCAATAGTTTAATGCGTAAGCTCGGGATCGAGGGCGTGACGCCGCACACCTGCCGACATACCGCCGCGACGAAATTTGCCGCCACCGGTCTGCCGCCGGAGGTCACAAAGCAGATCCTAGGTCACGCAGATATTACAACGACTTTGAACATTTACACCCACCCCAACATACAGTATTTGATCGAAAATGCCCGCCGGGTTAAATGGATGTAAACCTGTAATAAGCCTGTAAAATGTCAGTTTATAACGTTACAGCGGGATATTTTGGAGTGTTCCCAAGCAGTAGGTGGCGAGTTCGAGACTCGTATCCCGCTCCAAAATACCCTGAAGCATTTCGCTTCAGGGTATTTTTTGTTGCGAGGTGCGCAGAGTATGCTCGATGCTTTCCCCATTTACCACTGGTTCCACAACGGCAACCCCTATTCCGGGGCCGAGGGCGGGATGCGCTATGTCATCACGCCGGGCAAAAAGCCCGACCCAAGCGACGAGAGCGGCAAAAAGAAAGTCGAGTACCTGACGGCCCAGGTCTGGCCTGGGCCGTGGAGCATTGAACATACTGCCGAGGAAAAAATCGAAACGCAGGAGTTTGAAGGCAATCAGGCGGGGCTGGACGCCGCTGTGGCTTGGCTGCATGACCGCTACCACAGCGAGCCGGAACGCTGGGAGAACATCCCCTCGATCCTGGACTGTGAGCCGGACCGCTGAAGATTTGGCAATAGCAACACCTTTTCAGTCAAGGGGCGTTGCTTTTTTGGTGAAATCTTGTCATAATACATATATATGTAAAGGAAAGGGGACAGCGCCATGGCAAAGATCGCCGTAGTCGAGGATAACACCGCCGTGCGGGAAGAACTGTGCGGGTTTATCGCAAAGTACGCGCAGGAGAGCGGTCGCAAGCTGGATGTGACCCCTTTCGCGGATGGCTCCCAGATCGTGGAGCCGTATCGCCCCGGCTTTGACATCATCTTTCTGGATATTGAGATGCCCCGCCTGGGCGGTATGCCCACGGCCGAGCGCATCCGCCAGCTTGACCCCGAGGTCGTGCTGATCTTCGTCACCAACATGGCCCAGTATGCCATCCGCGGGTACGAGGTCGACGCG